GCGTAGTCAAACAGGTCCGGCATATCGGGCTGCCTCGTCAACCAAGTCATCAATTTCACTGAGTTGCTCCCTAGTTGCAACGAACCCGTTTGTGTTGGCCAAGATGTCTCGGATCTCGTGATACCGCTTGGAGTCCCGGTCGAATCCCTTCAACACCTCAAGGAAGAGGGGCAGTTGGTCGTTCGTCCACCCCTCCCCGAACAGTGCATCGATGAACTCCTCAGGCGTCACGGCGCTTCTCCTGCAGGGCGTCTGCGACCACCCCGTTGAGAGACCGCACGAACTCGATGCACTTTTCTCGCTCTGCTCGGGCGATTTTAGGCGCAGCCGCAGCGATAAAGCCATTGGCGAGTTTCACTAGGTCTTCTTCGAGGAAGGCGTAGTTTTCCTCCAACCAGATGGCCCGGAAGGCTTCTTTGACCTCTTCGGTTGTGAGCATCATGCGCGGGCCTTTCGCACGACTTTGGTGCTCTTGCGGCCGGGACGAGCCTTGGGAGTGCCGTCCTTCTTCAGGCCGTAAGGCGCTTCCTTCTTGGGGGCTTTCCAAGGGCTCACCGGAACCTCAACAGTTGCGGAGTTCCGGCCATCAACCGTGGTGACCGTGAAGGTGGGCTTCAGGATCTGCGGTTGAGTACGGGCCTCTTCGCAGGCGTTGAAGTAAGTTTTCATGTTGTTGATCTTTGCTTCCACCGCTTCGCGGATGAAGTTCAACTCGTCGCGTGACACATCAATCGTAATTCGTTCCATGTTTCTCTCCTTAGAAAAAGCCAAACCAAACACCAGTCCCGTGGACACAGCCCACGGGGAAGAAGATCGCGCCTGCCAGTAGAAGAATCCACTTGCTAGACGAGATCGCCACCACGATATGTGTCAGCCAAGCCAACACAGTCCAGATCACGAGCGCAACGCTCCAGAAGTCGTTCATTTATCTCTCCAGTCCTGACTTTGCGTACCAATAGTTCAGGAGAGACTCAAACATGAGCCGTCCCCTGCCGAGGTCTTCTTGTGACCACTCCCTCACCACGACCAGTCCCGGCTCTGTCACCGAGACGAAGACGTTCGCGCATCGAGCATCAGGCAGATCCAACCCAACGCGGTAGGCAGCCAGTTGCATGAGATGCTCGTCGTATCCCTGTACCTTCTCCACTTGGTCACTTGTGAACTCCTTTGTCTTAAAATCGATCACTACCCCATTCCCGTCCGAGGAATGAAGGTCTACTTTTCCCCCAAAACCTAGGGGGTGACCAAAAGACTTCTCTGTAGACCACTCCAGATCGCCAAAAACTTTCACGATCTGATCTTCTGTCCCCAGTACGGCTCCTGAGAACTTCGAGGTGACATGGCGGGTCTCGAAGAAGGATTCAAGGGCCGCATGGACCTCTGAACCCCTCTCCGCTGCGGCTTTTGCCTGTTCCTTGGAGTCGGACTGAATCCGGCTGATGAAGGACTCTTCCGTCTCTTCTGGTGCCCTGGGAAGGGTCAGGGCCGCAAGCATCATCTGCTGCAGTTTCCAAGCCTCTAGGCCCGGAGAAGCCGCGCATTTGATGATGGTGGTCACAGAGGGGACGAGCCCCAACTTCCGCGCATCCCGAAGGGTGGTTGGTCGCTGATGCCCGTCCTTGTTCTTGACCGAGTAAGCCGGTTCCCCAGACTTGGTGTACCAGTGCTGCGATTCCGATGCTCTGACGATCATGTTAACTCCAAGTTAGAATGGGATGTCCCCATCCAGATCGTTGTCCATGGATGAGAGGCTCTTCTTCTCAGAGGCTCCGGTGTTGGCCAGTGCCTTGTACTCGGGTGAGGACTCGATCTTGGCCTTCAAACCTTTGGAGAAGGTCTCGAACAGTTCCCAGTCGGGATCTCCCAGGCGGAACATCTGCAGTTCGTTGTGGCCTTCAGGAAGACCTTGCTTCTTCAGGAAGCCTGGAACAGGGGAGATGCCTGCGACGTTGGCAAACATCTTCCCGTCCTTGTTCCCCGGACGGTGAAGGACGTTCAACATACACCACTGACCCAAGACGTTCTTCAGGTCAAACCGAGCGGCTTCCTTGTCGGTCCAAGGCGTCCCTCTCCAAGCCTGCAGATCCTTGCGGAGGGTTGCGGCTTCGTTCCACGACAGGGTGTAGTTCTTGAAGACGGCCATCGGTTTTCCTTCCTCCGTCAGGAGAGGGGCGCCGTTATCGTCTTCGCCGTGGATCTCCCACCCGAACATCACCTTGCGCTGCATCTTCACTTCACCACCGTCGAACTGGGAGGTTTGGGTTCCCAAGTCAACGATGCGATACAGACGGGCCAGATGTGTGCCCGCAGGGACGGTCTTGAACTCGCGGCTGCCGCCAGATGCTTCTACGATAAAACTCATTTTTGTTGCTCCTTAGAGAAAAACTTCTCAGTTACTTTCAACACTTCTTCCACACTCAAACCTGCATTACGCAGGGCTTCCTTCAGGCACCACTCCTGGTACTCGTCCTGGGCCTTGGGGTCTTTCAACCACTCTAGGTATTCTTCGTCAGTCATTTTCTGTCCTTCCACCATGCTTCAACGAAGCCCCAAATGACGCCGCCGATGATGAGGCCGAGGATGGCACCAAACAGGAACACCGGAGAAATTTCGCAGTCCCAGTTCATTCCTGCCCCCTTGCTCTGATGGCGGCGGCTGCACTGCTGCCGGGGTCGTCTTCGTTCCATCCGTCCAGTCCCTCACACACCTTCGCACACGCCTCGCGCTCGGCTAGGCAGCATGGCTTGTTCGGTTGGCCCTCTCGTGCCTTCATCAAGTCCATCAACTTCAGGTATCTGTTTTGCCATGTTGCTTCGACTTGCACGGCAACAAGGGCGGCGAATCGTTCAATCCTTGCGGTGAACTCCGTAAAAGAAGCAAGGCCAGTCTGATCAAACCCCGCTTCCTGCGCCAGTCGGGTGATGTCGTCGCGGGTCATGCCTTGCTCCCCAACCACTTCCACCAAACAAACATCCAGATGATGCTTGTCAGTTGCCACATTACCGGGATCATCTGCCCCTTAAATGCCGCGATGCAGACAAGCAAAAGAAAAAACACACCGATCACGGCTCCCACTAAAAAATTTTTCATCCCTGCCCCCTGTCTTTGAGTTGCCCCTGCTCAGGTGCCAACAGGAAGGCATCTAGCAGCGGGGTGCCCCATGTGTACTTTTCTTTCGGCTCCATCAACTGGTCTTGCAGCGCGTCCCTGTAGCCCTCGTAGTGGGCCATCCATATCCACCCCTCCATCTTCTTGGTGCGGGGTTCGATGACTCCCTCTTTGACCTTCTGAAGGAACTGCTCCTTGCAGGTGTCGGCGTACTTGGCGGCTTTGATGTGGATAACTTCTTGCGGGGTCATTCCTGCCCCCTTGCCTTTAGCATGGCGTCTGCCATCGTGTACGCAAATCCGGCAACCCTGTCGCAGTCCAAATCCACATCGGTGCGGATCGACTCCATGATGGCGGGATAAAACATTGTGGTCAGCGCCTTGGCAGCAAAGTAGTCGCGCAGGGTCATGCCGCTGTTGACTGCGTAGCCCCATTGATTTTGGGAGCCGTCAGGAAACGCAGGCCCGCCGTTTTTGATCTCGCTCATGCTTCACCTCCAATCCCGTGTGCGCGATTAGGCCATTCCGCCCACATGATTGGCTTACCAACACAATCTTCTTTACCCAACACAGCCGTCACAAAATCAATCGGCGTCACTTGTACCGGCCCCTGCTCAGGCTCCGCAAGCGCGGTGCGCAGGGCGGTGATGGCTTGTGCCACCGCTTGCTCATCGTATGAAGGCCAAACAACATGGCCTGTCGATGTGTCTGCTGGCGTACAAGACTCCAACGCCTCAAGCGCCTGCTGCGCTGCTTCTCGTAGGTTCATACCCCTGCACCCCTTCTGCAAGGCCAGACCCTCTCCAATGCATTCTTTGCTAGGGACTCGGCAGTGAAGTGGCGAGTCTGCGGGTTGTCCACAAGGTAGCGCCGCACGATGTCGTGGGCCTGCCCAAGAGTGACATTCTTCGGAGGGCAGACTGAAATGTTCGTCCAGACATCTGCCACCCCGGCCACAAAACCAAGCGCCAAACTTCGATCAGAAAACTCTCCGTCCATTTTCTGCAGCAGATCGTTGCCCGAATAGAACTCTGCCTGGACAGGACCGCAGACAAGCGCCGCGGTCAGAAGTAGTCGCTTAATCATTCTCTTCCTCCTCACGCAGGGCGTTGGCGCAAGCCACCTTCGCATAGGTGACCACTTCCATGATCTTGCGCCATTCCTCGGCGGTAAGACCCTTGTTCATCACGAACGACAGGCGGGCTGCCTCGATAGCAGCATCGGCTTCTTGGGCAATCATCCGAACGGATGTGCCGGACATCAGAACTCTCATGTTTCTCATTTCGTCACCCACATCAGAGCCACGATGAGAGCGACACAAACAGCCGCAAGGCTCAGATAGTAGCCAGGGGTGACTTCTCGCTTGGGAGACCC